CGAAACTAACAAACAAAAATTTCACTATGGCCACTTCATGGTTGAACGACTACCTAAACCGTCACCAATTACATGGACACTACGACGAATCCTATACACCACAGGATGGTGAGTGGATTTGTAACCTCGAAGTGGAAACGCCAACCGCGTTTCTTACCACAGAGGGTAAAGCAACTACTAAGAAAGCTGCTAAGAAATTGGCAGCAGAAGAGCTGAAAAAGACTGTGTCCTTTGAAAGACCAATAGAAACCGTCACAACATGTGATGGCAAGATCTACACACCCGGACGTGACCTAAAAGAGGAGATGCTTGCACTCCTTAGTAAAATACGCAAGCAAGAGCAGGAAACACTAGTTGAGGAGCTAGATGATTCCTTGAAAGACCTAATGGTAAAATCAAACGCAGAAGATTTACCATTCCAACCACATCCTCAACCCCTGGTGGTAAAATTAAATGCGGATATGCCAATTGAGCCTGCTACAATGAATCAAGCTGCAAGAGCTCAAGGTGTAGCAGAATTACCATCTCAACCAAATCCCCAACTAACCGCTCAAGTCCCGGCTATGACGTCCTCTGGAGAGGATATCTTAGCCAGCATTGTCGGGGCACAACATCACCAGCTTAACCCCATCGGAGCGCCAGATATGTCTACTGTTGGAGCAATCCAGTTCGATATCAAGTCACTCGTCTATGAACAGTTCTTGGACTGTGATACTGAAATCGAAATCAACGCCGACTTACCAGCTGGCTCAATCATTGCTCAGATCCCATATTCCATAAGAAACAATCCATATATCAACAAGTATATTCTTATGTATGGATCACAACATGAACGATATACCGGATCTCTCCTGTTTGACTTCACGGTGGTGGGAAATCCATTGTTCTCAGGATCAGTGGGTATTGCATGGTTACCACACCGTATAGCCACCTCTACCTTCCCAGTCAGTGAACTCCAAAAATACTGCTTCTCAGCCAAAGGAGTCACCATGCCATGGAATGTAATTCACCAGTTGCATGACGCTCGACAGGATAAATTCTATCGACTATTGGCGGATGATAACAACACAGATGATCGCCCTCATCTTGTTCTCTTCCTTCTTTTGTCACTTCAGAATCCCTTACAGCCTGGAGTTATAACTCGTGTGAGAATTGCCTCTAAGTTAGCCAACGCGGCTGATAGCAATCCTTTCCGCTTTATGAATCCTGTTCTTGCTTCACCAGTGAAGAGTCATATGCTGCTCAATCAAGACAACTTTGAGACACAATTTGACACTTTCCTGCCTGAGGGGTTGAATCGTAAGATATGGTTCTACCTAGATGGTTTTAAAGCTCCCACCAACACCAACACCGCTGGAAGACCTCCCTTTTCATACGATGTGGTTATGACCACGGCAGCTGGATACAGAGTATCAGCACCTGGAAATTTAACCGTACCACAAGGCCCGACAACATGCCTGAAATACCAAGGTCTTAAAGGAAGCACCTTGATGACTTTGTGGAGCGACTACACAATGCCATACACTGACGAGACAGAGATATTTATGAATATCCAATTCATACATGACCTGGCTCCAGGTAGATTCGCAAAATGGATGAAGGAAAGCGCCAAATTTGGTGGTTTTCACGCAGATGTTAGTGTATTTAACCCAACTGTCTGGAATCAAATGAAGACAAATATTGTACCAGATGGTGACATACTTACACATTCATTGACCTACAACGACACACAAGTGGTCATCTCGTCATGGGAATATTCAACATCTACAACACTACAGCGCAATCTTATGGGATGGCGAAAGTGGATAACCTCTGAAGGCACCATTATATGTTTTGGCATGACAACTGGTGTTGTAAAGGGACCAAACCGAAATCCTTTGATAGTTGAGGCCTACAGTTCATTTACAACAATAGATGGACTATCTCAACAGTACCCAATCCTCCAGATAGAAGCAGGTGGCGGTTATACCTCCCCTTCTCTACCTGAATTACCGACCAATTACAGATTACTACGAATCACTGACATGCCACCAACAAGTGTGGCCATTGAAGGATTCCGTAATCCAACTGCGACCGACAATTCTACCCTTCTTGCTGTCTTTGCTCAGTACAACCATCTACCAATTACATTATGC